CGATGACTCGCCATCCACGCATAGCCTTGCCATATCGCGGATAGCGGTCTGTGTCATCAGTGATGACCAAGAAGCGCAGAGAACAACGCCACCAGGAGGCTGATTCCACCGGCGAGGTGCGGCGCCACAAGTCCGGCCACTCGGATCATGCTCTCGCCCCTCCGGGGTTGCTGCTGAACCATTGAGCCGATTCCGTCATCATCCGAAAGCGGGTGGAGGCTGACTACCGCCGAATCCTGGCGGAACTGAGCCTGCTCCGCCTCCCTTGGCGTTTCGTTCGTCCATTCCGGCTTCAGGGACCGGCGGCCAACCGGCCGCCTTGCGGAGGTGGTTCTCAAGCTCATCATCCGGGAACAGGGCTGCTCCGGCGCTGCTCATGGCCTGGAGGAACGCGCCCATCGCTTCCAGGTTGCCCTTCTCAACGTCGCCAAGGGCGAGTCGCGGCATTGTCTCTGCCGGAAGATCGTTCAAATCCCAGAGCGCGGGCAACAGGGTCCGGTTGAACGCCGCCGCGACACTTTGCACGAACGACGTCACCGCCTGCTTGAACAGGTCGGTCTTGTTGTCGCTGAGGGCGAATGAGCCCGTCGAGCCCTGGCCGAGGAAGATGAAGTCGGCCAGGACTGAGGTGGCGATTTCCTTGGCGTAGCGCTGAAGGATCGGGTCCGTCTGGATCGCCCGGCTGCCGCCGGTGCTCAGAAGCTCCAGGTCGAAGAGCTTTTCGTTGTCCTTGCCAACGTCCGACGGGATGACCACGCCGTTGTTCCGGTCCGCCCTGATGTTGGCCACCAGGTTCTGGTACGCGGTGAACACCGCTCGATCGTTCGGGTCTGCGTCCGGGCGCATATAGCTGGACGGGATGCGCGCCACCGGCAGACCGGCCATGTCGCGCTCAACACCGATGGCCTCGATCTCTTCCAGGCGGCGCTTGAAGTACCAGGGGCGGTACGCGTTGCGCAGGATCGAGCGTCCCTCCGGGTTGTTCCCCTCTTCGGTGGTCCGAAACAGGAGCATCTTGTCGATGGGAATGTAGAGCATCGCCCCGGTCCAGGGCTGTTGCCACAGGCCGAGAATCGTCCCCGTCGAGACGTCGATATCCCACCGGTAGATGGTCGTCTGCTTGCGCAGCGGCAGGCCCCGGATACCCACCATGCCGTCGTCGTAGCGCGAGCGCTTGGCCGGGTCCTTTTCCTTCGGACCGATGCGCTGCTTCCAGAGGATTTCGTGGGGGGCGAAGCCGTACACGAACATGGAGGCGATCTCGGCCATAACGGCCTCCATCGGAAACTCCATGTCTTCCAGCACCTCTTCAACGAACGTCACCGCCTCTTCACAGGGCGTCGGCGGTTCGTTGGGGTCTTCGACGTCGATAGGCTCAGGCGGGAAGTTAGAGCCGATCGCGTGGTGCGGCTCGATCGGCTCTTCGTTCCACTGAGCCTGGGAGACCATGGCCTGCGACTCGGCCTGCTGACGCTGCTGTTCGTACTGCGCCTGCTTCTTGGCCTGTGCCTTCTCAAGCTCGCGCTGGGCGCGTTCCGGGTCTTCGGCGCTCTCCACGTGCCACTCCACTGAGCGGAACATGGTCGTGAGCGCGAAGACGACGGCGCCGATGATGGCGTCGTTGTCGGCCATCTCCCGGTACTTGCGGCGACCGGCGTCGCCGCGCAGAGCGGGTAGGAACTCTTCCTGGAGGAAGCCGCCGAACTGCTTGAGGCCCGTCTGGCCGATGACGGCCGTGTTGAAGCTCGGCAGAGCCGGTGTGCGAACTACCGACGGGTCGGCCGGTGGCGTCGGCGCCAGGTCCGGATCGCGCTCGGCGGCCACGACCGCGTCGGCCCCAGCCTTCGGCGCGCTATTCGCGGAAGCCCCACCTTGTTTCCGGCGCCTCGTGGCCATCCATCTGCCCCCCGGTTGACGCGCCGGTCCACGGGCTCACCCGCACCTGCTCGCCAACCGCATTCGAGATGCCAAACTGCGGGAATAGCCGCCGGTGCATCTCTTTCGCTAGCGCCAGGGCCATCACGCAGTCGTCGTGAAGGCCTTCCGGCGCGGTGTACCTAACCCCGGTCCTGGTGACCTCGTACTCGAATTCGTCAAGCTCCTGGCGAATCAAGCCGTCCGGGTAGCTTACCTCACGCGACTGGATCGCGACGGCCAGTCCCTCCATGAGCATTTGCTTGCTCTTCGGCGTGAAGACCAGGCCCTCCACCTTCGGCTTCGTCTCCTGGAGCGAGTCCACGATCGGGTCGCCCACACCGGTGGCGTCCACCAGGCAGGGGACGTCGCCGATCAAGTCCTTGATGCGCTTGACCGTCATGCCCCACGGGATGCGCTGCCAGCGCTCGAAACCACACACCTGGCCCTCGCGATCGAGGCCGATGACCACGGTCCAGTCCTGCTTCTTCGCCAGGTCGATGCCGATGGCCGCGACCCGACCCTCGCTCAGCCAGTCCTTTGGCCTGGCGCAGGCCTTGATGTGCGACAGGCCGAAGGGGTTGCCGCCGTCGTCGCTCGGCTCGGCTAGGTACAGTTCGCGGAAGACGTCATCCGGCAGCATCGCCTTGGCGTCTTCGATCTCGCTCATGGCGAGCACGCCACCAGCGACCGCGTCGTAGGCGGTGAGCTTGCGGAAGCTCATGCGCGCGGCGCCGTGCTCGGCTATGCGGCTGAGCCGGTAGAACCAGTTCTTGCGGCCCTTGACGTTGCCGATGATGCGGGCCTTGCCCCGCGTGAACGTCAGGGTCGACCGGACGGCGGCCCACGCCTCTTCCCGCATCCGCGAGGCTTCGTCGAGCACGGCCGCATAGACGTCTTCGCCGTACAGGTTGTCGGGCTTCTCAGCCGACCGGAAGCGCAGCGTCGCGCCGTTCACCAACTCGATCGTCAGGTCGGTCCGGTTTGTCCGTTCGACGAACCACCACGGGATGGCGCGCTTTGAGCGCCGCCAGGCGATCTCGGCCTGCGGATAGACCGGGGCGACCCACCAATACTCCCGGCCGTCGCCGCCGCCCAAGACGGCTTGCTCGATCAGCCAGGCCATGCACCCGACGGTTTTGCCCGCCTTGGTGCTCGCCTCCACGAAGGCATAGCGTGCTTCGCGCCCCCGGAAGTCCTTGGGGGTGAACAGCGCCTCAAGCTGGGCGGGATACAGCCAGGGCCGCTCCCACTCCATGTCGAGGCGCGCCTCTGGCGGCGGGTCGTTCCCGCCTATGCCGTGCCGCTGGGCTTCAGCCGTGTCCACCGGCGCGCTCCACGGCCTGCGCCACCATGCGCTGCCAGCACCGCGCCACCAGGCCGTAGTGGCCGCGCTTGCGCGCCTTGGCGCGTAGCCGCTTCATCCCGGCGTCCACCAGCCTGTAATGCTCAGGGCAAAGGTACTCGTTGTGGCTCGGATCGCTGACGCGGGTCGTGCCGCGCCCGCAGAACGGGACGACGCAGGCGATGCGGCTAACTCGATACGTCGCCTTTGCCACTCACGCCCCCGCGCCGCTCTTTCGCCGCCGCCACCATAGCCTCAGCTTCGCCCACGCCCAACTCTTTGCCGGTCGTAGCGTAGAACATGAATTCGGCCACCCGCGCCGCGTTGTACGTCGGCGGATCGCTGCCGGGGTTGCGCGCGTATTCGTCCAACGTGGTCTGCGGGGTGAGCTTGCTCACTTCACGCCCCCGCCGCCGCCCGTGAACCAGTACGGCGGCGGGCGATTCCCTCGTGAGGTGGACCACCCTATCTTGCGCCGCGTCGTAGGCTTCCACGTGCGCGGTGCGAGGCTTCGGCTCTGGGCCGGTGAACACCAGGGGCGGCCCCGCCTCCAGGGGCGGCAGGCGGCCGTCGAGCCGCCAAAATGGCCACCACCTCATGGCAGCCCCACCACAGACCACGCCACCTGGGCGAGACTGAACAGCACGCCGAGGGCACTAACCAACATCATCGCCAGGCAGACGATGACGAAGACCACCGCGCCGTTGTCGTCCACCCGCACCAGGTTGCGCAGGAATGGATTGTAGACCAGGTGACGCCTCACGACTCCCAACTCTCCCCGATCTGGACCAGGGGCTCGATACCCTCCCGCGTCCGGTGCACCTCGCACAGGCTGAAGGTGCGCATGTACCCCGCGCGTCCGCCACCCGACGTCCAGGCGCCGCATCCGGGGTGCTGGCAGCGGTGTTGTGTGTCGGCCTTGGGGCTGTCCGGCCAGAACCGTAGCCCCTCGCTCAGCACCCGCTGACGCTCGTGCTCGTGCGCCTCTTCGGCCGTATCATGCCCCCGGCACGGCTCCGGCCTGTCCACCAACCCCGCACCGCCGCAGGTGGCGCACGCCCGCTGCTCTGGCGACAGAGCCA